TGATAGTAAGGAAGAAAAAATTTTTTACAACTTCCTACCAAAAAAAAATGAAATCAACTTATTTTATTTATCTTCTTTGTGTTTCTATTATTGGTGTACAAGGATTTCTAACTATTAGAGATTTTAAAAATGATGCAGTTACAAGAGGAACAGAAACAACAGAAAGAGTAAGTACTTTACTTACTTCATATTCTCAATACTTACAAAGTTTAAATTAAGATTATGAAGTATAACCACAAATTTTTTGATAATCCAAAACTAGCTTTTGAAATTGCAAAAAGAAAATCTGTTTATTTTAAAAACAATATAGATAACTATATGTTTATGTATGCAACAGATAACCAACTACATTTTAAAGATAGTTTTACCAGGAAGTACTTACTTATTAATTATTGATTATGGATTCTGAAATTTTAAAATGGATAGAACAAGCACCAAAAAGTTTGAGACTATCAGGAAGTAAAAAAAGTTTTTACAATGGAGAAAGACAATTAAAATTATTTTTCGAAATAGTAAAAGCTAACTAAACAAAATTAAAAAATAAAATTAACTCTATCTTTTTAGATAGGGTTTTTTTTATGCAAAAAATTATTAATTGTTGTTAGTGTTTATTGGTTCGGGTTTTTTCTTTTCTTTCTATTGCTACTGTAAAAGATGTTTTGCTGTTGGTAATTGCTGCAAGTGATCTTGTAAAATAGATGACATAAGGAAATAGTAATTTTACTGTAAGAAAAAATACCAGGCAAAAAAAAATTATAGTTATAAAAATAAAAAAAAAATTTTGTGCGGTTATTTTTCCCGGGCCTACCCCCTACCGCCTACCCCGGGGGTGGTGTAGTAAAAATGTACTAGGTGCTGACAAAGATAGGGAACTTACTGAATAACGGCTAAAATATTGCTCTCTACACTATTTATTATAGTACAATACTACAGTAGTGTCAACTATCTTTTTGATTTTCTATTCGTATAGCTAGTTCTGGGGCATTTATGTTCACAGTTTCCACACTCTCCCCTACTACTTTACCTAGTGAATCCAATATCTGAGCAGCAGTTTGGAACTGACCTTTACGAACCGCCTTATCAAAAAGCCTTACTCTCATGGCCTGTATGCGAGCGATCATGTTTTCTCTATCCTTTTGCCAATCCTCATCATTCCATTTACTAACCTCTTTCCAATCGTTCCATGCAGTCTTTACACATACCCCTTCTTTGGAAGCGTGTTCCAAAACTAAATGCCTTGTGGGTAGCCCATCTAATTGTCTCTTATACAACCTATGTCTTCTCTGTTCTATAACCATATCTGGTGATCTACCTGGATTCCTTTTCTTTTCCCTTGGAGCGAACGAGTCATCAAAATTGTTAAGGATTGCTTCTGTCACGGACTGAAACTTATGTTATTAATTGAATAATAACCTTAAAATAGCGTATTAGTCGATAAAAACTAGCAAATCCATCAAAATTAAGGTTAATCTGTAGTACATGAGTGTAAAAACAAAAGAAAATCTAACATTACGTTGGGCACAGGGGGAGGTGTTCAATGCAAAAAATAGATTTAGGGTACTGGTGGCTGGTAGAAGATTCGGAAAATCATATTTATCTTGTATTGAACTTGTAAATGCTGCGATCAAACGGCCAGGCGAGACATATTTTTATTGTGCTCCTACATATCGCATGGCAAAAGACATTGCTTGGAAGGAACTTAAAAAATTAGTACCAACTTCTTGGGTAAAAAGCAAAAACGAAACAGATTTAAAAATCGAACTAATAAATGGCTCACTTATTGAATTGAAGGGAACAGAAAACGCAACCACGTTAAGAGGTCGAAGTTTAGCTGGAGTTGTGCTTGATGAGGCAGCATTTATGGACTCTGACGTTTGGTTTCAAGTTATCAGACCAGCCCTCGCAGATAAACAGGGTTGGGCTTTATTTATATCAACACCCGATGGCACGGCAAGCTGGTTTTATGATTTATGGTGCTACGTTCCAGAAGATGAAAGTGGAGATTGGAGAAGATGGAGTTTTACTACGATAGACGGGGGCAATGTTCCAGCGGAGGAAGTCGAGGCTGCAAAGGCCCAGTTAGATAGCAGAACATTTAAGCAGGAATTCGAGGCAAGTTTCGAGAATCTTACAGGATTGGTGGCTGTAAGTTTTGACGATGAGAATATTAGTGGCGAGATTCAAGATTTACAAATGTTACCTTTACTTTTAGGCTTGGATTTTAACGTTGATCCTATGGTCGGAATTTGTGCAGTAAAGCATAATGACTGCCTTTATGTGTTTGACGAGATACTGTTGACGGGCGGTGCAACAACTTGGGATTTTGCGGAGGAAGTTAATCGAAGGTATGGGATAGATAGAAGAATAATTGCGTGTCCAGACCCTACGGGTAGTGCTCGAAAAACAAGTGGGGTAGGAGTTACAGACCACAATATTTTAAGAAGAAGTGGATTTACTGTTATGAGTCCAAAATCTCCCTGGAAAATCAGAGATAAAATAACTGCTGTTAACACAGCTTTATACGATGCTAATGGCGAGAGAAGAACATTTATCCATCCACGCTGTAAAGAATTAATAAAATCACTACGAACTTTAACTTACGCACCTAATACTGGTTTACCTAACAAAAATTTAGGCGTAGATCACGCTTTTGATGCTTTCGGTTACTTATGTTTGCAGCAATTTAACCTTGCCAAACCAGAGACATTAGGCCAAACTTCGTTTAGAATATACTAAGATACCTAATTCTTATCATGCCTTATCACACTGGAATGAAGAAAAAGAAGAAGAAAAAGAAGGGAGGTAAGAAGAGAAGTGAATGTTCCTGTAAATAAAGCGTTATACTCCAGAGTAAAAGCAGAGGCCAAGCGTAAATTCAAAGTTTACCCAAGTGCTTATGCTAATGCGTGGCTTGTACGAGAGTACAAAAAGCGTGGTGGTACTTACCGAGTGGAGAAAAAACGTGGCAAGAAGTAGTGGTGGTCTTACCCGTTGGTTTAAAGAAAACTGGGTAGATGTTAAAACTGGCAAACCTTGTGGCCGTCAAAAAGGTGAAAAACGAGGTTACCCAGCTTGTAGACCTAAAAATCGTGTATCAAGTAAGACACCTAAGACTGTCGGAGAGATGACAGCAGCCGAAAAAGCAAGATTTAAGCGTGAAAAAACAGGAAGTAAGAAGATAACATATCAACATAGACGTAAAAAACGCAAAAAAAGTTAAAAATGGCTAAATCTCACGCAATGGCAAGATGTCAAGGTTACATCGCAAGTGTCAAAAAAGGTAAGAAAAAGAAAACTAAGGCAAAAAAGAAGAAAAAATAAGTGTAAAATCTTGTGTAAAGCGGTAACATAGAGTTATCTAGGAAAAATCATGCCTAAAAAGTCCTATTCTGCAAAACAAAGGAAATTAGCTGCCGTTGCACCTCCTAGAGACAAGATCACTGCTGCTGATCTTAAAAAATTACGTTCAAAGAAGGCGAGGAAGAAAAAATGAAAATTAAAAAAGAGCTTACAGCTAGACAAAAGACTGCTTTAGCAAATCATAAAAAGAAAGGTACTCATACAGCAAAACATATGACAATAATGAAAGAGGAGATGTTAAAAGGTAAAACATTTATGGAAGCACATAAAATTGCTATGAGGAAAAAAGGAAAGTAATGCCAAGAAAAAAAGGAGTTAGTTTATCTATAGGAAGAGGCGAAAAGTCGAAAAAGGGAGGACTGACTGCGAAAGGAAGAGCTAAATATAATCGTGCTACTGGTAGTAATTTACAAGCACCTGTTACTGAAAAAAATCCTACTGGTAAAAGAGCAGCTAGAAGAAAATCTTTTTGTGCAAGGATGAAGGGTATGCCTGGGCCATTAAAAGACAAGAAAGGCCGACCTACAAGAAAAGCGTTAGCATTAAAACGATGGAGGTGTTGAAATGACGTATGCTGTTCCTGGCCCAATAAGAACCAACATTGTTTCATCTACTTCTGTAGGTGGTATAGATAGTCCTTTTACTAGAACTAGAGCAGTTTTAGATATGATGAAGGGATGGGAAATAATGAAAGCTGTAACTGAAGGAACAGATTACCTCCGAACAAACAGCGAAACATTCTTACCACTAGAGCCAAGAGAGGATTACGATGCTTACCTAGCTAGAGTAAATCGTGCTGTATTTTCCCCATTTACCCAACGATTAATTAGAGCAGCCACAGGTCTTGTATTAAGAAAACCAATATCACTTATAGGCGATCCTTATTGGACAGAAATGTTCAAGATGGATGTAGATGGTAGAAAGTCAGATTTAGATGAATATGCAAGAAGAGTATTAATGTGTTCTCTCACATACGGCCAAAGTCACATTCTTGTCGATTACCCTGCACCATCAGGAGCAGTAAGCCTAGCCGAAGAACGTCAACAGAATCGTAGACCATACTGGATTGAAATAGACCCAAACAATCTTTATGGCTGGAGACTAGATCGTGAATCTAATTATGGAAACCTGATACAGGTGAGAATAGGAGAAAAGGCTGTACTCCCAGACGGACAGTTCGGCGAAAAAGTATTTGACCAAGTAAGAGTAATCGAACCAGGAAGTTACAGAGTATTCCGCAAAAAAGAACAAATCGAAGAAATGTATAATGTCGCAGACGGAGACTATGCTGGTAGTTTTGAAGCTGGATCAGCAGATAAAGACTATCAACAAGTTGAATCTGGTAGTTTTTCTCTTGGTGAAATACCTTTAGTAACTATTTATTCTGGAAAAACCGATAATTTAGTCAGCAAACCACCTTTACAGGACATTGCATATTTAAATCTTGCACATTTTCAAAGGCAAGCTGATTTGATACATAGTTTGCACGTTGCATCTCAACCAATGCTTGTAATGGAAGGATATGATGATCAGACAAAAGATTTAGCTATATCTGTTAATTATGCAATGGCAACTCAGCCAGGAAATAAAGTTTATTATGTAGAACCAGCTTCCAGTGCTTTTGATGCTCAATCAGCAGAAATAAAAGAATTACAAATGCAGATGGCAACACTTGGAATTAGTACATTATCACAACAGAAGTTTGTCGCAGAATCGGCGGATGCCCGTAGGCTAGATCGTGTAGACACAAATTCCATGCTGGCTATGGTTTCTATGGAATTAGAGCAAAAACTTCAAAAAGCCTTCAATTTATCAGCCGATTATGTTGGAATCGAACCACCCGAAGTAAAAATCAGCAGAGACTTTGACATCGAAAGATTAATTGGTCAGGATATTACAGCCTTAACATCTTTATTCGATCAACAAGTCATTGATAGAGAAGAATTTAGAGATATTTTGGTACAAGGTGAAGTATTGCCATCAGCAAATGAGGCCAAATCTGAATAGTCTGATACAATAGTAGATAAGTACATAAAAACTATGGCTGGATCTATAGATCATGTTCTGCAACCTGACGGAACTTACAAATGGGAAGTAACAGAGTTAAAACCTACAACAAAGGAAACTACTGAAGTTACTTCCGAACCAAAAGCAACTAAGAAAAAAGTTTCAAAAAAGAAAACTACTAACCCACTCTCTGAATAATTAATGGCTATCGAAGAAAAAGTCATTCAGCCTGATTCCGTGACTCCTGCTGAACAGCCCGTGGCTGACACTCCTTCACAACCACAAGCACCTGATCTTACTGCTGTAAAAGCAGAATATGAAGCAAAACTAGCTGCTGCTCGTAAAGAAGCTGCTGAAGCAGAAGAAAAATTTAAAGGCATCAAAGGAAAACTAGATGATGTCTATAAGCAAAAAGAAGAAAAACGAACCAAAGACCTAGAAGAACAGGGTCAATGGAAAACCCTTTGGGAAGAAGCCAATAAAACAGCCCAAGAAAAAGATCAACAAATATCTAGCTTGTCTCAACAGCTTGAAGAGATGAAAAACTCTCACGAAGTAGCCTCCACAAAAACAACAGCACTTGCAGCTATAAGTAATTTAGGTGCGATAAATGCGGAACAGACTTTGGCATTGTTACAAGGAAAGTTACAAAAGAACGCTGAAGGTAAAGTTGTTGTTTTAAATGGTGGAGTTGAGCAAGATTTAAACACTTATCTCAGCAGTCTCAAAAACCCTGGTAGTGGTTGGGAGCATCATTTCAAACCAAGTTCAGCAGCAGGAATGGGTGCTAGACCTAGCCCCGTAGCAAATGCTGGTGGTGGGCCTGTAAACCCTTGGAAAACGGGCAACCTAACTCAACAAATGCTACTATTAGAACAAGATCCGCAGCTTGCAGCAGTGCTCAAGCAAGAGGCTCAAAAATAGTTAGTTTCTGTGAAACTAATCCCCTTGTCTGTGACTAGGGTATCGCAAAAGTAACAAGGTAATCTGAATGGCTGCTCCGTTTCAGAATTATTCTGGCGGTGTCCTACTAGCGGA